CGCACGGCTGGCCCGCTGGATCGTTTTCTGTGCGCTCCGACCTCCAGAGACCATGACCAGTGTCTCGACGTTGGGAAGGTCGAGTCCCTCATCGGCCAGCGAGGTGGCGATCATGGTCTTGATGTTTCCAGCCTTGAACTCCTCCATCGCCTCGCGCCGCGCCTTCTTGGCCATCTTGGAGTAGACGAGTACGGCGTCGCCGATCGCTTTGGCGTATTCCTCCCCGAGGGTTACCCTAGGAACAAGAACGAGCGTTGGAGAATGACCACCGCAGTTTGCGAACATGATCGCCGCGGCGTTGCGTTGCTTGTTGCCGACGATTCCGATCTCGGTGATCGCCTCCCAAGCGCACATGGCACGGAGTTCTGGCTGGCTGATCCTCATGTACCGCTTGCGCTCGGTGAAGAGCTTCTCGATGTGGTCATCGATCTTCTGCTGGATCAGGAAGTCGGTGGCCGAACTCATGTACACGGTCGCGTGGGCCAGAACATTGCCCAGTTCCTCGCGCTTGATCTCGAACTGGTTGTTGCGAAATAGGTTGCGAAGGATGGCGTTGCGCTCTGGATCATCGGACCAAGGGGTGGCATCGAAACCGTAGCGTAGACCATTGCATGACTCAATAATTGCTCGAAGAACACGGGCAGGGCTGTGTTTTGATTCGTCAACTACCAAAAGATTCTTCTTACTAAAGTCTACCGACTCATGCGGACAACGAATATCCACAATGCCATCCGGAATTCCGGCGGCTCTCAACGATGCGCGAGCTTGCTCACATGTTTCGCGTGTTGGAGCTGTCCAACCAAACGACCAATCAGGATTCAAATGGTGATAGTGCTTGATGATGGAGGAAGCGATGACTGTCTTGCCGCATCCAGCAGGGGCGATGATGAGTCCATCGCTACTCTTGGCCCACTCGACTGCTCGTTGTTGGTAGGGACGAAGCAGAAAGGCTTGCGTCGAAACGATTTCGGGATGATTCTTGGTCTGCATAGCGTGTCGTTGCGCTCTGTATTGTTTGTTACGGACTCGTTGTCACCCCCCGGAGCTTGCACTCTCCGGGGGGCTTTCGTTTCAGGGTTTAGATGTCATCGACATCCACCGGAACCTTCTTCATTCGTTTCACGCGGAGTGTAACCTGTTCGGCTCCGTTCTTGTCAGTGTACTTCTCCTCTTCGAGGACAACCACCAACTGGAGTCCAACGAAGCCCTGAAAGAAGCGCAGGAACGCGCCACCGATGGAGAAGTCGTACTGGTCACCGTCATTGATGCTGGCCTCGGTGGCAGCGATGAGAGCCTGAAGCCGCCACATCATGGTCTCCTTGAGAACAAAGCGGTCGCTGATGACCTCTCCGTTGCCGCCCTTGTAGCGCAGGGTGCAGACAGGGTTCCCGTTCTTGTCGAGGCCGTCATCCTTGCAGGAGTTGACGGTGACGATGTATTCGCCGGGGCTGGCGAACGGCTTAACTTCGGCTTGTGAACGATCGACTGTGAATTTCATGGTGTTGTGTGTTGTTTGTTATTCGGACTGACGAGCCGCCCACGCGGGCAGCGAGAGTGTTTGAGTGGTTGAGGAGTAACAAGGCCAAGAGTTGAGTTCCTGGCATTCGATGAAGGTCTTGAGTTGTTCATCGATGATTGAGTTTCCAAGATCGATGGCCTGCTGATCAAGCTCGTAGCAAGCGACACCGAACGGAGCCTCCTTCTCGACGGCGATGAAGATGAAGCGGTTGATGCCGGTGATGCGCTGGTACCAAGCGGCTTGGACGTGGTAGCGGAACTGAGCGCAGGACTTGGCGAACGCGCTTGGCGAAGCATCCTGAGTGGTCTTGAGGTCGATGATGTAGTCCTTGCCGATGCCATCGATGCGAGCTTTTACCTCAATGCCGGACCAATCGGTGAAGTAGGAGACCTCGGTCTTGATGCCATCCAGTAGGCCAGAGGCAGCAGGATGGGCGTGAACCGCGGCGGCGACACCGGTGATGCTGTCCCACTGGTCTTGGTTGAGCGGGGTGAATCCGTTGTCGATGACGAGCTGGTAGTCCTCCTTACCTTGCTTGGTACGGCGATCGCCGGTGAACTGCTTGTAGGTGATGACGAACCGCTCCGGTTCCAGGACGGCGCAGTGAGCGGCGGAACCGAACTCCAGCGCGGGGCTGGTTTCGTTCTTGGTCCTGCCATCCTGCCAAGCGCGGAAGTGAGCGGGGGACTTGCGGAACTGGTCGAGACCGGACTTGGAGAGAGCCTTCGCAGCGTGGTAATCCGCGGCGGGCATGTCGTGCATGATATCAACCATTGGACACCTCCGTCTCGATGACCTCGGGGCTGACGATGACCGGCAGCTTGGAGAGGATCAGGTCGGGCTTGGCGATGTACTTGGAAGCATAAGCATCGGAGAGATCGCGGAAGGTCTCACCATCCTGAATGCGACCGACCTTGATGAGGAGGGCGTTAACCTCTTCCTCGCGGGACTCGAACAGGGCTTCGAGCTTGGCGGTGATGTCGAAGCTCTTGGTGGGAGCGGCGGCAACCTCGGCGATAGCAGGCTGGAAGTCCTCGGTCTCCTCCGGGGTGTAGATGCCGGCCACAACCTCAGGAGCGAGCATACGAACCGCTTTGGAGATGCACCGAGCGCGGAGCATTGCGGAAGGATCCTTGGCCCACCCAGAGCCCGCTTTGGCGGGGAGCAGGCCAGCGAGCTTGGCATCCTCGGTGGTAAATGAGATCTCGCAGGAGTTGCCGTCGTAGGTCCAGAGGGCGACCGCGGCGCGGCTGTCAAACTGCTTCCAGAGAACCTTGCCACCACGGGCGCGGTATCCGGCGAGCATGGCATCGGAGCGCATGCTGAGGGATCCGTTGATGATGTGGTACTCGCGCTTGAAGTCGAATGGGGTCTTCTTCTCGGCGGCGCACTGCCACGCGATGAGTTTACCTTGTTCGACCTTGGTGCATCCCAGCATGCCGCTGGAAGCAATCCACTCGCCCATCTTCTCGATGGCGGTGATGGGGTCCGAGATCTTGTCGTACATCTCGGATGATGGCTGTTGCGTTGTCGTTGCGATTGCGTTCATGGATTTTGTTGCCGTAGCATTTCTTCGATTACGTCGGAGCGGACACGGATCGTGCGCTTGGTGGCCTTCATGGCCGGTAGCTTACCTCCCCGGATCCAGCGACGAACGGTCTCGGGATGAGTCCCGAGAGCCGTTGCGATCTCTTTGATGGTCAGGAGTTTCACGCTCACGAGACGAATGTCGTCTAGAGTCGCAAAACGTGCAAGAGAATTCGTGCGAATTTTATTCGGACGGCTGCTGGAAGCCCCGGCGGGCGGCGAGCGGAGTGAGGGTTTGGCCCGACTGGATCAGCTCTCGAACGAACTGTTTCTTGGCGATGAGTAGGCCATCGTCGTAGGCGCGTTGGAGAAGCTTGAGCTTTCGCTCGTCACCGCCCTGTTGGAAACGGGGTTTCATAAACTCCTGTTCCGCCCGCAGCCGGCGATAATTCCCAACGAGTTCGGTGTAGCGATCGTACTGCTCAGGAGACATCCGATCGTAGGTCTTCTGCTTCCAAGTCAGGCTGGGGCTTGGCACCGATGGGATCGCGCTGTTGTCAGCGGTCCTGCGCCAGATGGTGTAGATCGAGGTGTTGAGCGGATCGGCGTCGATGTCTCGTGCCTTCCAAGCGTTGAAGAACTGGTACACCCACGGGTTGCTTCCCTTCGGGGTCTGCTCCACGGCGGCACCCCAGAGATCCCGGCGCACCGGCATGGCGTTTGGATCCTTCGCACCAGGGATGGCCAACCCCAAGGCGGCGTACCGCTGATTGAGTTCATCGACCGTGTCCTTGATGAAGCTCTGGCCACCGCTGACTGGGAGCTTGTCGCGTTCGGCGCGGCGCACGGCACCGAGGATTGCTGGAGCCACAGGAGACGCGGCGGTGACCGCAAGACTCTTGAGCCAGCGATCCATCGAGTTAGTGGATTCCTGAGACAGGAGCTTGATGAAATCGCTGGTTCCCTTGAGGAACTGCTGCTCCATCACGAAGCTGAGGCCAGAGGTTGGGACTGCCTTGAACAGCGATGTGGCGACATCTTCGTTGGTGCGGCCCCGCTCCAATTGGCGCAGAGAAGTGCCAGCGATGATGCCTAATGCGCCCGCGGTTCCGAGCGAAGAGAGATCAACCACTGTATCTCCCCCTTGGAACTTCGGATCCTTACCGTTTACCAGTCGAGTCAGAGCCGAAAGGTTGATCGTACCCGGAGGCATGACGCCACCAGACTTGGCCAACTCACGAGCCTTGTTGGTCTCACCAGCGGAATCGAGGTTAGCACTGATGATCCCCTTGCTGTAGAGATAACCGAACGCCGTGGTGACCATTGCTCCAACGGCAATTCGAGAGGCAGCAATGTTGCGTTCACGAGCGGTCATCTTGCCCCAATCATTTATTAGAGCCCCGGCAGGCGTGAACTGAAGAGCCTCTGCGGCTACGTTGATCGGGGTCTTTTGGAACAGCGAGATCAGGCGGTATGGGATGTAAGCTGAAGACCCAATTTCATTCTTTATGAACCGATTGATTCCGGCCACAGCCTTGGTGGCTTTGTTGTCCTGCTGAAAGATAGCCTTCAGGGACTCGGTCTCGATCGTCGCAAGATCATCCTCGGTAAATCCACGGCGACCACGTTGAGCTTCTGCGTCAGTCACGAACGCGAGCTTGGGATCGCGCACGGCGATCTGAATCTGACCTTCCGACAGTCCCTTCGCTCGACCAATCTCACCAATGATGCGGGCGCGTTCAGCCTGCCGAAACGGAATATCAGTGGCCTGAGTCAGGCGCAGCATGATGTCGGGCAGGATGCCTATCGTCGCCTCGGTCAGGTTCCGAGGAGACAACGCGGATCCAATCTTACCAGCAGCCATGTCCTCAGCGATCCGCCGCCATGCTCGTTGGAAGTTGAGCGGATTACCGATGTCGGTTCCAGGTTCATACGGCATCGCATTGGAACCCTTGAGAACAGTTTTCATCGCTGCTGGGAGCGACTTGTAGATCGCGTTGATTCGATCAACGGTTCGAGCGCGGATGTTGAAGGAGTTGTTCTTGTCCTTCGAGAACGTCGCGTCGATGGCTGCGGCACCAACGTCGCCAATCTCCCGCAGCGGATAGTTGATGGCATTGCCCACCACGTTGCGGATGATCGAGATCGGACCCATGACCGATCCCTGAACCATCGAGATGAACAGATCCGCGGCGTCGGCTGGATTGATCTTCGCAAGCTGCTCGTTGAGGATGGCATCGACCTCAGATCGTTTTGCGTCGGCCAAGTCCAACTGCTTTAGACTCTTGTTGATCGTGTTGAGATCGTTGGCAGCGAACGCATCACGAGCGACTCGACCGGCTGCGAGGACTTCATCGTTGGCCAGTTTGAGCTTGTTGCCAGCGTCCAGAAGGATCTTGGACTGCTCCGCTGTCATTGGCTTGCGATTCCTGTTGGCCAACGAATTCTGAACCAGCAGGACCAATCCCTCCGGGGTGGAGGAGTTAAGGAGCTTGAACTGGTTGATGAGCTGACCCCAACTGGTTCCGCTTTTCGCAAGTGCCAGCGCGGTGCTGCTTGCGCCAGCCATGTCACCTGAACGGATCTGCCGTCCAAAGATCTCCATGCCGGAAGCAACTCTGGTGTTCGACGAGGTATCCGCCAGATCAGCATTGAGCTGAGAGAGCGACATGGACGATGCGCGATCGACAACCTCGCCCACATTCTGCTGAGTGTACTGAGCTTCAGGAGACTGGCCTACCGTCTCACGGACCTCAGTGGGAAGTTGTTCAGCCTCGGCAACGCGGCCTGCAAACGCTCGTGTCTTCTGCTCTTCGCGCTGGAACCGCTGCTCGGTAGCCTTCGGCGCAGTCACTCCCTTCCAAGGAACGGACTCGGTGGTCGCGTAGTGCATCCACGCAATGGCATCCTCGGGCGATACCTTCCCAGTGAGCAACTGCTTGGTAGAAGCCTTAAAGGCGTAGAACCAAGAGCGGATATCGCTGCGCTTGATGTTTGGAATCTGCTCGCCAAACGCCTGAATGAGTCCCTCTTCGAGAGCAAACTCCTGAGCTTGTTTCGGAGTGATCTTGCCTTCTTGAACTTCTGGAGCGCGGGCCAATAGCTCGCTCTTGTAGGCGGGGGTATCTTGAGCGGATTCGAGCAGAGACTTCCGCATCGACGGGTTCGTGACACCCTGAAACACATCGTGACCGATTTCATGGATGGCCGTGTCCGCCGTGGCCATGAGCGGATTGACTCGGACAATACGGTTGCCGGTATTTGGATCCGACAGGTACATGCCGCGGACTTCTGTGGAACCCGCAAACGGACGATCCAGCTCGATGGTCAGGTTGCGTCGAGCAGCGATCTGAGCGGCTGCATCGATGTCAGCTTGAGTGATCTTCGCTCCTTCGCCTTGGCGTTGGAGACGGCCAGACACTGTGTCGTAGATGTCCTGAGCTGCATCGTTAGCCTTTGGAAGGATGTCTCTAAACCCAAGAGTCTCTGATTCCTTCTTTCGAGCCAAAGATCGCTGGATCTCACCCATCTGCTCTTCAGCAAGTCCGCGTATCAGCTTATCGCTTGTCTCGTTTATCTTACTGATACTTTCGTATGTAGACTGTAATGATTCTCCGTATTTATTCTGAATGAAGTTAGGAACTTGCTCAGGAGTTTGTGCTACATCATTAGCGTTAGGATCTTTTGCCAACGCATCAATAGTGTTTCCAAACTCATCAACCTTAAACCTAGCTGCCTTTTCGTTGATGAAATCAGCACTTGGTTCAGCGGATGACTTCCACCAATCACCTTCTTCTTTTGGTTGAGCAGTCTCAATTTGAGCGGGTTCTGCTGCAACTCTTTCAGCGTCAATCTGCTGGCCCACCCGAGTCCTAGCCTCTTCCAGATCCAGTTTCTGGACCGGACCTTCTTGCGGTCCCTCAGCCATACCGAGCTTGCGGCCCAATCGAGTGGGGCGATTGAAGAGCGTACCGAGCGCGATGTCTGCTGCGAGTTGGCCACCAGAGAACTCTCCACCTTGCGTAACCTCAGCGATCTGTTGGCCGGTGGATTGAGCGACGTTCGCCGCCACATTCATGGCAGGCTCGACGAATGTCGGCTTTGTGATTGCTTCGCGTAGCGTGGTCTGACGAACAAGTGGCCTACCAAGTTCGCTAAGTCCTTTGAGGGAAGGGCGGGCGGTCAGAGCGGTGGGAGCAAAGCCGCCAATGTACGAAGCGACAGGCTGCTCTTCCTGAGCTTGAGACAGCTTCTGAAGCGTCTCAGGGGAGTATTTCTCAAGCAGTGCCTCTTGACCTTTGTTGGCAGCGTAAGCCGCTGCAGCACCTCCGGCCAACGCGCTCAAACCTCCAACGACAAGACTTCCGACAGGGCCAAGCGGTGCGCCAAGCAAAGCTCCACCCTCACCAGCGGCCATCGCAGCAGGAATAGCAGCCAGAGAAGGAACTGTGCTGGCCGCGGCTGAGCGCAAACCAGCCTCAGTCTTACCCATGATTGGGTTCTCAAAGACATTCCCTTCCGCATCTACGTCATAGACCTCCGGATCGAGTTTGTTTTCGATCAACCAATCACGCTGGGTCTTAGTCATAATGTTAGCGGCTCAGCTTATCGAACATGCTCCCCATCCACGGATCATTCAGTTGGTATTCAGAAAAAGTTCCGCTTGGCTTGTATTTAGCATCGCGCATCGCCTGAGCAGACTTGTTCATAGCCTCGATGTACAAACGATTCTGAACTTCTTGAGGCAGATTGCGGAACTGTTCAGCAGGGAAGTTCTGAGAAACGACAGTTCTTGGAGTCCTCTGGTAAACGCTTCCTCCCACTTGCTCTGGTTGGACATTCAATTCGCTCGCAACGTCGGTGTAAAACGGAGTGGTCAGTGTCTGCCTAGCTCCGTATGCGGAAGATCCACCGCGGGCTTCCATTTCGGCCAGCTTCCTGTTGATCGCAGAGAACTCCTGTTCGGGCGACATAGGTCCAAGAGCTTGAGGTTCAGCCTCAGCACGAGCCTGATCAGCCACAGCGGCAGCAGCAGCGGATCTCGCTTTGCCGTCGCTCCTTCCAACCATCGGTTCCCCTTCTTTTACTGGAGGTGCTTTTGGAAACGCCTTAGTACCTTCTCCACCAGCACCGCTTAGGTCTTCTCTTGAAGAAGCACCATACGCCTTCTTCATGTCATCAAGTTGAGGAGCGATGCCTTTGATCTCATCTGCGGTCATCTCACCAAAATCAACATTGAACGACCGACCATCTTCGGTCTCCCGCATCGACACTTTGTATGGAGAATCTTTTCTCCTCTTAAAGAATTCAGGGTTTGCGGTTTGAAAACGGTTCACAAGATCAGCCGGCCCCTGAACACTGACATCACCGGCAGCGTTTCGACTGACGAACACTTTGCCTTCATCCAATTTAGCCTGACGCGCTTCCAGTTTCTGACGTTGAGAAACATCTGAAGCACCAGCCATGCGACGAAGAGTGTTGATATCCAACTGCGAATAATCAGGCATTATGCCAGATTCAATTGCAGCCTTTTCAGTCGCACCCATTTCAGCATTAAGTCGGCCAATAAGCCCTGCTTTTTCAGACGCTTCTTTTTCACCTGTTGCAAGGCGTTGAAGACGAGCAGTCCTGCGACCAAGTTCTCTGGATTGTGAAACAGGTCCAACAAATGTGCTTCCTCCTAAAACGTCTTCTGCGCCTGCTGCTTCTTCAGAACGTCTTAGCAGATCAGCTTGAGTTCTTTCATTTTCCAGCTCTATCTGCCTCTTGAGCATTTCAGCCTGCTGAGCCTTCACGCGCTCCATCAATCGCTCTTCCTGCAATGCCGCAAGGTTCTCCTCCATCAAAGTCCGCTTAGCCTGACGCTGCTGGCGGATCTGCTCATTGGTTCCGGTAAACTCGCCAGCGATTCCGCCGGTGAGCATGGAAAGGCCCTTGAGCAGGGGGTTAACCCGCTTGTTGGCCTGCTTCTCAAGCTCTTCCCTGATCTTTTTGGTTTCGTCTGGAGTAGCCATAAATTATCGCATTTCGCTAAGGATTGACCGACGAGCCTGTCTTCCACCCATGCTCCGCATTGCCGCGGCGAGGATCTCCTCGGGGTCGTAGTTGATGTCCTTGAAGTAGCCGGGGGATATAGCCTCAATCATCCTGCGGGTCGCAACCGGAATCGTGGTTGGCTCGATTAGAGGACGCACGATCGGCTGCCTATTGGTCGGTGTAACCGGAACTCTTGCAGGAGTAGTGGGAACAACCGGCGTAGGAACCACCGGATTTTCCGGAACGGTGGCAATCGGGAACGTGGTCTTCGGAGGCTCAACGATCTCAGGGATCTTTACTTCCGGGACTGGAGTGACCGGCGTCGGAGTGACCGGAGTCGGCGTCACCGGCGTGGGCGTAATGATAGTAGGAGGAGCCTCTATCTCTGGCGGCGCAATGTCTTCAGGAGGTGATGTGACCGTAGGGCGGACGTTGGATCCTTGTAGATCCATCGTGAACTCATTGAGGTACTTGTTCTTGTTCGCCTCGGTGATCAGTCCATCACCAACCTCGACGCTCTCGGTGGGTTCTCCTCCGCCGATCATCTCTCCACCGCCTGTTTCGACTTCCTGTGTAGGAGGTTGGACGAAAGACGGCTGATCGATCGTGGCTGGATTGCTCAGGTCGGGTTCATAGGAACCGACTGCCGTTGGGATATCGTAGCCGTAAACGACGCTAGGAATCGGCCCAAGCCTAGGAGTCTGAGTGACTTGGAATGCAGGCAGGCTTGTTGGCCTACGGATCTGCTGGGTCGAGAAAACGGGAGTCGGAGCCGGCTCTTGGTAGGTTGGAAGAGTAAGCTCGACAGGAGGCTGGAGATTCTCCAGCGCGATGAGGTACTTCTCGAACGGAGATACCGGTTCGGTGGTGGCAGGAGGAGGCGTGACCGGAGTAGGAGCGGGCGTTTCTGCTCCGGGGATGAAGAAGTAGTTTGATCCGGTATCGTTTGCCATAGATCAGGGTCCAACAAAACCGCGGAATCCTTGGCCAAGATTTCCGATACCACTCGAAAGTCCTTGGAACACAGCCAATGGAGAGTTTGCTTGTGAGGCTTGGAAGGCGTTCTGGGCGTTGGTGAGAGCGAAATTGCTGCCAGTCTGCATGAGCTGACTTGGACTGGCCTGCTGCAACCCCTGAAACAACTGCGGGGTAGCGAACGGCGAAGCACCCTGCTGGAGACCACCGAGCTGAGCGGCTTGGGAGACGATCGGCTGGAGACCCAGAGCGGACTGGATGTTCGCAATGTTCTGCTGCTGTGCGCCCTGACGCTGCTGCTGCGAAGCCATCTGACCTGCGAAGCTCTGCTGCATCGCGGTGTTCCGCTGACCGGTGGCAGCGAGGATGTTCTGGAATGCTTCCTGCGCTTGTCGATTGGCGACATCGCTGGTGGTCTGACCGCTTTGGAGTAGGCCAAGAGCCTGCTGACGGCGTTGGACATCGGCGTTACCGATCGCTTCGCTGACAGCGCGGGCCTCGCGGAATGCGGAGAGGTTACCGAGGACGTTGCCGGAAGCGGTACCGCGGGCGCGAACAGCCTGCTCAGCGGCTCGGATCAAAGCAGGATCAAGCGTACCGGCCTGAGCGAGACCGGCACCGATCTGGCGTTCGAGATCGCTGCGGATCCTTGCGGCCTCACCGGTATCCTGGGGACCACCCGGCATACCCACGCGCTCGTAGGAGGGGGCGGCGATGGTTTCCTCGGCGATGGGACGACTGCCGATGTCCTTGAGGAACTGGGCGTAGAGGCCGGGTTCTCCAGCTTTGCCATCAACACCAGGAGTTCCGTAACGCTCGGGATCGAGGGCTTGAAGTTCGGCTCGACGCTGTTCCGCGAACTTGGTGCCGTAAAGTTTTTGCGCCTCAAGCTGTTGTCTGGCCTGCTCAGGAGCCAACGCAGCAAGAGCCTTTCCAAGAGCTTCTGTTTGAGCGATGTCGGAGATCGGACCAAAATCAACGGTTCTAAATTGACCGGTCTCCTTTCCGTCTTTGTAGATAGGAACTTGAACCTTTTCGCCTATTCGCGATGCCGCCTCGATCTGTCGTTGGAGCGGATAGGTCTCAATGGAGGCCATTACCGCTTCTCGGTTGGCAGCAGCCATATCAGGCCCCTTGTAACTGCCACCAAAACACATCTGTGGTTCGCCCCAAGGAATAGAAGGGTAATCGCTATGCCAATTATCCTTAGCAAACAGCATTACGCTGTGAGCAAGAACCTTTGCTATATTGAATTCAATATTCATACTCCTCCTTCAAATATCTCAGTTTTCCAGAAAGGCTTAAAACCAAACCTTTTCATGTGAGCGTTGTACGGACTGGATTCATCACAAGCTATAAAGTATCTAGGAAGCCTTTTTGTTTCCATTATGGAATCATAAACAAGTTTCAAATGCATGCTGTCTCTCGCTGAGACCTTTTCAGTATGACTCCAAATCAAAACAAGCGGTATGCTCCCCAATGATGATGCGCCTATAATCTCTCCATTTCGTTCAACAAAATGAGTCGGGCAAATCATCGAGTGATTATTCTCGCGAGCAGACTGCAAGACTCTGGCTTCTTGCTCAAGCGTTTGGATCGCTTTTACCGTTGGAAATGGATTCATTGTTGAGGACGTACAGAATCAACGAAGCCAGAGAGGATGGTGGATTGCAACGACAAACGGCCGCCCGAGTTGGGGTTGGTCTGAACCCTGAACTGGATGGTGTTCCAGCGTCCCTTGCTGATCAGGTTGTACGCTTTGAGGAACTTCTGCGAGTTGGTGATCGTCAGGCTGGAATCGAGGTCCGTGAACGTCCCCGACATGTCGGTCGAGTAGGCGATCGCCGCGTCCGTATTTGAGCTGGTGTACGGGTTGTCGAACGCGAACTGGACGCTGTACCCGATCTTGTCGGGGATTGGCTCGTTCAGGTTGTACGCCTTCGTGATCACGCTCGATTGGTAACGGGATCCGCCATCGAGGTACGCGGAGCTTGCGACAGGTGCGAGACGGGTGTTCGGGAGGAAGTCGTTGAACGACCAGACTTGGCCTGCTCCCTCTGAGATCGAGGTCATGTCGCCGGCGAACATGAGGACGGGTCCGAACGTGGAGAACGAGGTGGCAAAGAAGTCGTTCACCTGCCAGTTGTCCCAGTACCCGAGCCAAGAGCGGGCCAGTGAGTGATAGACGATGACCGCGTTGTTCCGTGGGAAGGCGGCTTCGAGTTCCAGTAAGGAACCGGATTCAAGGAGAACACCGAACTCGCTTTCCAGTCCGAGTCCGTTTGCTTCGTTGATAACGAACGGGACGGCCAAGAGATAACGGTTGTTCCAGAACACACCGTCGCAGAGGTCGAGCTTGGTCTTGTCGATCTTGCTGATCAGGTCGTTGATCGGGCTGGAGAGCGCGAGGCCGACGCTGGTCTGGGTGCCGGCTTGGATCTGCGCCATCGACCGGATGCCGTCGCGTGAGAGGAAGAATACGTCAGCACCGACCGCAGCGATGGATCGGTGCGAGGAGCAGCCGATATTGCCGCTGATGAGTGATATGGTCCAATCGGCAGGATCCTGCGTAGGATCGGCATCCACGCTCCAAA